CTAGAAAATTTTACTACCGTTATTACCTAAACCTAACATCTAAAGACGGTTCATCCATTTTTAAACCAGAATTTGGTTCTGCTTTACACGCTGGACTTGAGGTTCATTATGGTGGTGGAACCATGCAAGAAATAATTGATGCTTTTTGCCTTTACTGGTTGCCATATGAAGGACATGATAGAACAGGTGTCCGGTGTATGGCAAAAGGTATCAAAATCCTAGAACAATACAAAGAAACATTCCCTGCTTCTCAAGAGCATTTTGAAATAGTATCTAAGAAAGACATTGAATTAGCAGGGGCAGTTGATATGGGGAATTTTCTTTTCCTTTACCGAGCTGATCTCCTAGTAAGGGATAAATTAAATGGACAGTATAAAGTTTTGGATCATAAAACTACTGCATATAAAGGTTTTCTTACCCCCAAACCTAACCAACAGTTATGTGGTTATGCTTTCGCTCTTGGTGAACAGACTGGAGAAAGCATTGAAACTGCAATCCTCAACATACTCTACTTTACAAAACTTAAAATTGAGTTCATGCGTGAGGAAATTAGTGTACCAAAAGACTACATCGAACAAGAATGGGTTAAAGATGTAAGAGTCTGGGCTGAAACAATAGCTAACTCTTGCCGAATTGACCATTTCCCCAAAAACACATCTCAATGTACAGCTTACGGGGGATGCCAATTTATCCACCTATGTAAACATAAGATGGGTTCTCCAGTTCATAGTACTTTGTTATCTTCTTTATACACTGAACATAAATGGGAGCCTTATGTTGGAGCTAGAGATGACTTAAAAAAGGAGGAGAACTAATGCTTTGGATAATTTGTTCAGGTCTTCTGGTATTATTAATAATTGTAATTTGGGGTTAATATAAAACATGGAAATCTTACACACGAAAGACATCAAAGACCCAAAAGTAGACGCATTAGTTTATGGTCGGGCAGGAACAGGTAAAACCCTCCTCGGAGGAACATTCCCTAAACCAATATTCGTTGATACGGATAATGGTTTATTATCATTAAGAAAAAAAGATGTTTCTTTCATCTCATGTCATAGGACAGAAGGAGCTACATGGTGGAATAGTGTCCGTGAAGCTACTAAACTAGCAATTGATTCACCAGATCATGAATCAATTATTATAGATTCATTTCCTTTAGTATGTGAAGCTATGCTTTTGTCTATTTGTTCTCAGAATAGAAAAGCTAAACCAACATTCGATGAATGGGTGGGATTGTGGAATGGTACACAAGAATACATAGCTATGGTTAGAGCATCTTCTAAAAATAGCTTATTCATTTGTGGTGAAGTATTTGAAAGAGATGAAATATCCGGCAGAGTCTGGTGTCTACCTGCCCTTCAAGGTCAAGCCAGAACTAAAGTAGACCATCTCTTTGATGAAATATATCACGCTGAAACCGAAATGGCATCCGGTAAACCAGCATCTTATAAACTCCTAATCAGACCAGATGGAATATCCACCGCCAAATCCCGAGCATTATCAGCCACTTCTACAATTAACACAATTGATCCACATTTTGCTAATATTAAAAACCTCATATCAGGAAAATAACATGAACTTTATTGACATAAAAGACGCAGCAGAAGCATCCTTAGTAATATTAAAAATACAACATAAAAATAAACAATCCGAATTAAACATTCTATCCTCACAAATAGAAAACCTTGAATCACAAATAGAAGAACAGGAAGGAATGTTAGAAGACGCTAACCTCTGGTTGGATTCATAACATGAATTCATACGATATATTAACCAATATGCTAATCATATCATGGGTTTTTATAGGTTGTGGTGTTTGGGTGATTCTTATGGGAGCAGTTCTTTTCCATTGTTTAGCAGAAGACATAAATGAAAGAGAATACATTAAACTATATAATAACCATTAACTCAGAAAGGAGTAACATCTTTTAAATGTGGTAAGTTAAAGCATAACATACCACATCAAAAATAACATTAATCAATTTACATTAATCAATTTAAAGGAAAACAAAAATGGCTAAAATCGAACTAGGTATGGACTTCAACACCGCAGATAACGCAGTAAAAGAAGAACGTAAATCAGTCCCAACTGGTACTTACCGAAGCAGATGCTTTAAATGTGAACTAACCCAAACCGGCCCAAAATCTAAATCTCCCGGTCGTCCTATGTTAGTTTTCCATATGGAGCTAGTAAATGCTGGTGAATTTGATGGTAAAGAATTTCGTTATTGGGCAGTTCTTCCACACGGTGATGTCCAGACTGGACTTGGTAATCTCATAGCAGCCACGACAGCACTCGGCAAACCATGGGAAGGTTCGTCTATAGATACCGATGATTATTTGATGAAGGAAGCTGAGATTAATCTAATGGAAGAGCCATCACCAAATGGTACTTTCACTTCTATTAAATCATTCAAATAAAAGACACCTGTTTTTAACTAAACAGTGGGGATGAGGGAGGAAAACTTGGGCCTCTCTCATCTCCTGTCTTTTCCCTTTTATTTTAAATAAAGGAGCCTTAAAATGACAGCTAGACCTAAAGTATGTAGTAAATGTGGTCAACAGGTAGTTGTTCCAGATACTCTCGGTGGTAGAATCATGATGAAACGAATCGAACACAACCAATCTCGATCTGAGCTATCCGCAGTATTAGCAAAATCATCAGCTTATATAATGACAGTAGAAACAGGTAAAACAGACATCCGTTTTGGTGATCTTAAGAAAATAGCATCTTTTTTAAAAACTGACTTAAACTTTTTCATAGGAGAGTAACATGTCATCCACAGTTTTATATCTAGTAAGATCAACCGAAACACCATTTGGTACTTTTGGTACTCTTCTAACAGACAAAGGCCACCCTCTAATCATAACCCTCGAAAATCCATGGAGAAACAATGAACCCTTCGTTTCCTGTATACCTGTCGGAACATATGCCTTCAACCGGCATCTGTCTCCTAAATTCGGAGAAACTTTCATCGTTGAAGGTGTCCCTGAGCGAACTAGCATCTTGGTGCATCGTGGAAATCAACATACCGATACCAGTGGCTGCATACTTACGGGAGAAGGATTTTACTATTTTGACCAACCCACAAAACCTGGCGTTGTTAATCCGGGGCTTGAGGAATCTGGAGTTGCCTTCAAAAAGTTCATGAATCATATGGATGGAATAGACAATGCTACCATATGTGTACGCAAATCAACTGTGGAGATCTAAACAATGGGTGATATAAGATGTCCAGATTGCGGAACTGTTAATAATGAATTTGTATCAGCTAGCCGAGTTAATGGTATAGAAAGAAAATCATACACTTGTAAACCATGTTCTAAAATATTCAAACTAATATCTGACAAAACACCAAAAGAACTAGAAGCTGATGAAAAGTTTGATGAATATGTATCAGAAGTAAATTCGACTAATCCTGATTTAAGGTTATTCCCATCTGGCGCAACTCGATCAAATGATGCTGAATCAGAGCGTTATGATCTGTGTCCTCCCCTCTGGGCCAAATCAGACGCAACAATAATGGCAGAAGGAGCAATAACTCATGGTGATGATAATTGGAAAAAAGGCATCCCAATTCATGTTTGCCTAAATCATCTAGAACGTCACCTAAACTTATATAAAAACGGAGATAGATCTGAAGACCATCTAGCTAAGGTAAGAGTAAATGCTGGGTTTATTATGTATTTTGAAGAACTTGCTAAAATAAAATCAAACATTGGAACGGATAATCAAATATGAATCTTGAAATAAATAAAATTAAATGGGGAGAACGTGCTAGAAAAGACTACGGTGATTCTGATTCCCTTCTTGGACTTGCTCAATCAATATCAAAAAACGGCCTACTCCACCCAGTAGTAATAGATGACACATTTACCCTTCGAGCTGGAGGTAGACGACTAACAGCTATGCTCCAGCTTGGGTGGGAATCATGTCCTGTCACCATGTTAAATGACCTATCAGACTTACAAAAATATGAAGTTGAACTTGAAGAAAACCTCCATCGCAAACAATTTGAATACGCTGAACAGGTTTCTCTCGTTAAAAAAATACATGAAGTAAAATCAGCTATAGCAAAAAAAGAAGGCAAAGAATGGACTCAATCAGACACATCTAAAGTTCTTGGCATTGCTGAGGTTTCAGTAAGACAAGACATTGCATTAGCAAAGGAGATTGAAAATGATCCATCTATCGGACTGGCTAAAAACAAAGGTCAAGCTAAGACAAGAGCGAGGAGAGCAAAAGAAGTCAGGCGTATCACATCCGAGGTCGCTTCTGCTCCGGTATCAACAAAGAGAGGAATACATCTGGGGGATTGTTTGGATGTCCTGCCTACTATCCCTGATGATTCTGTTGATTTGGTCTTGTGTGACCCTCCTTACGGAGTAAACTTTGATGAACATTCTCGCAATAGAGGATATGATACAGTTTATGGAGATTTTAATGATGATCTTAATTCTGTTGTACATTTATTAGATGCTACTTTACCTGAATTATATCGAACACTAAAACCTGGCGGTCATATGTATATGTTTTTTGCTTTATCAAACTATACTAGGATTTCTATGATATTAGAAAACTCATGGCAAATCAAAGATAACTGGGGAAAATACGCGGCAAACCCATTAATGTGGATCAAACCATCTAATGAAAACCCTCGTCCATATGAAAGATTTACTGTCAATTATGAACCTTTCTTTTTCTGTTGGAAGCCTAAACTAAACTCTAAACTCGGTAATGAAATAAACTCTCCTTCTAATTCTACATTTTCATACAATTACAAAGGAGCAGAAAAACTTCATCCTGCTGAAAAACCAGAAGGAATATATGAAAAACTCATTGAAATATCATCTGTTCCTGGGAGTGTTGTTCTTGATCCTTTTCTTGGTTCAGGGGTTTCTTTATCTGTTGCAAAGCGGATGGGGAGGGATATAATAGGAATAGAAAAACTACAAAAATGGTATGATATTGCGTTACATAACATTAATAAAACAGGAGAATCTGATGGTTAACATTACCAGTGATATGGAAATATCAAAACGACTTGAACAAAAAGTAGATAAAATACTCGAAATCCTTAAATTTGATTCTGAGTTATGGAAGTGTACTTATGAATCAGAACACTTAGATGAAGTAAAAGAAACCCTAAGTGATTTTAAAGTCACCTTAGAAGATGTAGATTCTTCCCTAGATTCAATAAGGGATTCAATACTTGATGTAGAACAAACCTTACAAGAAGTAAACGATAATGTAGAAAAATTGGAGGAAAAAGAATGACAAGCACTAAACGATTAAAACACATTTCAATGATGTTGTTATATGATGACATTCAATATGTTGAAGAAAAGCTATGCCATTCTCATGGAGATCTATCTCACATCTTTAGGAATGTCTTCCATAATTTTGTTGAATCACTAAAAGCTCAAGATAGAGCAAATGAAGCTAAATTAAAAAAGGAAGCTAAAAATGACAGTGATTCCACTAACCACAAACAAACCAAACCAAAAAAACAAACCAAAAGTAAATCCGTCGGGGCCAAGAAATAGTAAAATAGTAATCTTAACAGACTCCCCAGGAGAAAGTGATGAAGCTACAGGTTATCCATTAACTGGTTCTTCTGGGGCGTTACTAACTCAACTATTAAATCAAACAGGTATTACTAGGAATGAATGTTATATTTCTTCAGTTATTAAATACGCATATCCTCAATCACAATATGATAGAC